GTACTGGAATTTGTAACAGTATGATTATGATTAGTGCTTTCAGTTCCAGTAGTAGTAGTATGATTATGATCTTGATTAGCTGCTTGCGTATTAGGCGTTCCATTAGCACTTCTATTATTACCATCTCTTAAGCCATATGATCCAAACGATCCCACATTTCTTCCCCAACCATGTGTGTGATCAACAGATACTCCACCACTTGTTCCTGAGTGTGTATGGGTTGCACTTTCTGTTTGCGTAGAAAAATTGTTGGCGTGAGTGTGAGAAGCCATATTAGCTTCGGATAAAGCAACTGTTTCTGCTCCTACATTTGACCCTAAAGTTCTAGTAGTTAGAGAAGTACCTGTTCCTGCACAAATTGGAATCCTGCCTCTCATATCAGGCAAAGTAAAAGTGTCATTAGAATTGCCAGCACCAAAAGTTGTTCCTATTACTTTAAATAAATCGCCATAAGCTTTTCTGCTAACAGTACTTCCATTGCATAAAAGCCATCCGTTAGGAACTACAGATCCAGCAAAAAATCTTATAACACCAATAGGAGTAATGGATGATTGTAAACCTTGAAAGGAGCTACCTTTAGGGGAGTTAGTTGGTATCGAATTATAAGAAAAAGATCCAGCCAATTTTCACCTATATCTTTATAATAAAATTAACAACTATGGATGGAGGCATAATACCAAATGCTGTTCCGCTACCCGTGTTAGAGTTGGTCATCGTGTGTGTATGAGTAGCACTTTGAGTTCCTGTTGTAGTAGCATGATCATGATTTTGCTGAATGCCACCAGTATTAGGTTGACCAGAACTACTAGCTGTTGCTGAATCAAATAATCCATACGAACCAGATGTACCCGCAGTATGACTAAAGTAGTGATTGTGATTTGTGCTTTCACCTCCACTTGTACCAGTGTGTGTATGTGTAACACTTTCTGTTCCAACTGAAGCAGTATGAGTATGAGAAGGCAAATTAGTTTCTGCTAATGTTGCTGTTTCTGCACCAACAGTTCCTGCCAATGACCTTGTAGTTAAATTAGAACCAGAACCAACACCAATGGGCATTCTACCCCTCATGTCTGGCAAAGTAAATGTACTATTAGAATTGCCAGAGCCATAAGTAGTGCCTATAATTTTAAACAAATCACTAAAAGCTATTCTGCTTACAATACTTCCATCACAAATTAACCATCCAATTGGAGCAACAGCACCAGCAAACATTTCTATTACACCAGTTGGTACGATTGGTATTTTTATAGGCTCAAACGAACTACCTTTAGGAGAATTAGTAGGTATCGCATTATAGGAAAAAGATCCAGCCAATTTTCACCTATATCTTTATGATAAAATTAACACCTATTGACGGTGGCATAATTCCAAATGGCGTTCCGCTACCTGTGTTTGAATTAGTGACTGAATGTGTATGCGTAGCACTTTGAGTTCCAAATGTAGTTGCATGAGTATGCCCAACAGAGTTTCCACCTGTTAATGGTGTTCCCGAACTGCTACCAGTAAGCGTATCTATAATACCGCTAGTAGCTCCAGTGGTTCCTATGGGTCTTCCATAACTGTGAGTATGATTTACACTTTGGCCACCGCTTGTGCCTGTGTGAGTATGGTTAGCACTTTGTGTTCCAACCGTAGCGGTATGAGTATGTGGTGGAAGATTTGTTACTGCTAATGTTACTGTCTCTGCACCCAAATTCGCCCCTAAAGTTCTGGTTGTCAAAGATGTGCCTGTTCCAGCACCTATGGGTAATCGCCCTCTCATATCTGGTAATGCAAATGTAGTATTGGAATTGCCAGCCCCATATGTAGTTCCAATAACTTTAAATAAATCGCCATAAGTCTTTCTGCTAACAGTACTTCCGTCACATATAAGCCACCCATTTGGAGCAGTAGAACCAGCAAACATTTGAATAATACCAGACGATATAGTAGTTTCTTGGACTGCTTGAAACGCAGAACCTTTTGGAGAATTGCTTGGTATCATGCCATAGTTAAACGCTCCAGCCATTAATAACTTCCCCCCATTACACAAACTTGCAATGCAGTAGTACTAGCAGTAGTAGTAACACTAACAGAGGCAAAAAGTTTAAATGTAGATGGTAAAACAAGAGGGTTAGCAAAAGTCAATGTGGTAGTAAATCCAGCAACAGTAGTCGAAGGAGTTACAGCAGTCACAAGTATTTCCGTGAATAAGAAAGCTGTAGTTCCATCCCATACCCATATGCCTACAATATTACCAGCGGTAGGTGCAGTAAAAGAAGTAGAACAAGCATTGACTTGGATGCTATCAATTCTTAGGCCATTAGTAGAAGTCGGCACAACTTCGATGATGTTAGCTGCTGCAAGACTAGCCGTTGCTGTTGGTCCTCTAGTTGTACATGCTGTTTGTGCTGCAAGTGTTTTTGCAACAAAGTATGGGGCTTGAGCGAATATTGGTGTTGCTGTCACTGGCATAGTTATAAACCTCCAAAGTTAGTTGCTAAGAAAATTGTGTCTGCGGTTCCAGTTGTTCCCTGATTTCCCTGTGATCCCTGATTTCCCTGTGATCCTTGATTGCCTTGTGACCCTTGATTACCTGTGGTTCCAACGACTCCTTGATTACCTTGGTTTCCCTGAGAACCTTGTTCTCCTTGGTTTCCTTGAAATCCTTGCTCTCCTTGATTACCTTGCGATCCCTGTTCCCCTTGGTTTCCTTGATCGCCTTGCGATCCTTGGTCACCCTGTGATCCTTGATCACCTTGTGATCCTTGATCACCTTGTGATCCTTGGTAACCTTGATCGCCCTGCCATCCTTGATCTCCCTGATGACCTTGCCAGCCTTGATGACCTTGATCACCTTGTTCGCCTTGCCAACCTTGATCGCCTTGGTGACCTTGAAATCCCTGTCTTCCTTGAAACCCTTGGTTGCCTTGATTTCCAATAATACCTTGTAACCCTTGATTTCCTTGAAAACCTTGTCTTCCTTGAAATCCTTGTTCTCCTTGAAAACCTTGATTTCCAACAATTCCTTGAAAACCTTGTCTGCCTTGAAATCCTTGAGATCCTTGAGATCCAACAGATCCTTGAACTCCTTGTTCCCCTTGAAATCCTTGATTTCCTTGGTTTCCTTGATTGCCTTGATAACCTCTAAAACCTTGATATCCTTGAAACCCTTGAGATCCTTGAGATCCTTGAGATCCTTGAAAGCCTTGGAAACCTTGATTTCCAGTTCCAGTTAGACCTTGAAAACCTTGTCTGCCTTGATTTCCTTGGTTGCCTTGATTGCCTGTTAACCCTTGAAAACCCTGTCTACCTTGAAAACCTTGATTGCCTATTAATCCTTGAAAACCCTGTCTGCCTTGGTTGCCAGTACTTCCAGATAAACCTTGATCGCCTTGGTTTCCTGTTACTCCAACAACTCCTTGATTGCCTTGAAATCCTTGTGAACCTACATCTCCTTGATCTCCTTGGTTTCCTTGATTTCCTTGATCTCCTTGACTTCCCTGATAACCTTGATTGCCTTGATTACCTTGATATCCTTGATCACCTTGATTACCTTGATCCCCATAAAATCCTTGATTACCCTGCGATCCTTGATCTCCTTGTTCTCCTTGATTACCTTGCGACCCTTGATCTCCTTGATCTCCTTGATCTCCTTGATCACCTTGACTTCCTTGATAACCTTGAAAACCTTGAAAACCAGTTGTACCTATTTCTCCTTGAAAACCTTGATTTCCTTGATCGCCCTGTTGTCCTTGCTCACCTTGAAATCCTTGCTCTCCTTGATTTCCTTGAAAACCTTGCTCTCCAACAATTCCTTGAAAGCCTTGGTTACCTTGATTACCTTGATTACCTTGAAAACCTTGTGGTCCAGCAACACCTAGTCCAACCCAACCAGTATCGTTGTAAACCCATGTCTTACCATCAAATGTATAAGTGTCATTATTATCAGGATTAATAGGAAAATTTATTGGCATATCGTATTTCCTAAGTTTTTATTATGTAGTTTAATGCTATGCTTGGTTGCATG